TCCCAAACATCACTACCTGAGCATTGATAAACACGTTTGCACAAATTGTATGTTTTTTCAGTTATCTGTTCAACAGTCTTAGGTTTATCACTACCTGTAACAAGATATACATCATTAAGTCGACAAAAAGTATTAAAAAATATTTTAAACTCTTCGTCAATAATGCCACGACTAGGCGTTAGTGTTCCGTCTACATCAAATATAAATTTATTGTTCACAAACTCTCTTCCTTAAATCACTTGAACTAAACCTGTGGTCACGCTTGTTAAAATGCAAGTCTATATCACGACGCCTACAGATGTCTTTTCCTGTAAAGTCTTTGTCACGATACTCCTCTCCTAATATTCTAACATCAATATTGTACATTGTCAAGATATCTTCTAGGTCTTGTTCTGTACCATACGGAATGATCTCGTCTACATAACTTACTGCTTTGAGCTGTGTATAACGTTCTACAACAGTTTGTATAGGAGCGTTCTTCTCTGGACGATCATTACTAGGATCAACTTGCAATCCGCAAATTAAATAATCGCATTGTTGTTTTGCTTCACGCAACATTTGTATATGTCCTGCGTGTAGTAAGTCAAATGTACTACAAGTAAATCCTACTTTCATTTGTGATTCCTCTTACCATCAAATACACAAATAAATTTTAAACCAAAATCAGTGTTATTATGCACTTTGTGAAATACGTTGTCTTGGATTAGTACAGTGTCGCCTGCTGTAACATCGAATATTTTATGATCAAGTTCCATTTGTCCGCTGCCGCTTACAAATATATACACTTCTTCTTGTCCTGCGTGTCGATGTCCAGTTGTACTTTTCTTAGCTGCTAATAGCGTACTACTCACAACTAAATTGTTTAGTTCTGTATTATCTTTTACAATATAACGAGCATCGTCTTTGACAACATCGCCGCCTATATTCCACTTTTCATATTTCATTCATCATTTCCTTTAGTTCTACTAACTTTTCAATAACTTCTTCAATAGTATTTAGGTCCTGTTCGTTCTCTGTATCAATTTCTATCTCTAGTTTAATCTTCATTTTAGTCTCCGAAGTCAAACAAACTCGTAAATGTGTTATGACGCTTAGTGTCCTCTAGTGGATAGTTAAGCACACCAATCAAGTTGTCTAACTTATTATCAATAATAGTTTCTGCCATTGCCGCATCATCAAACGGCAGTTCTTTGAACCAGTCTGGTAATCGCATCTGATCTGTTGGATAAGCAACACTTGTGTATCCTAGTGGATTAGGCTTTAATTTGCAAACAATAACTTTCATACCGTCAACAACTTCTTCGCTGTACTTGTCTCCGTTCATTCGACGCAGTGTATTCCAGTTAATACTTGCTCTTACGTGTCCGGGCATGTTAGCTTTACCTTGCTTCTCTTCTAAGCGGCGATAGTGTCCAACTTTGTTTGCACGTTTAGGTGAACCTTTCTCCCAACCTGGACGTTCATGGAACTGCTGACGAAACTCTGTAATGCGTTCAAGCACATCTGCACGTGGTTTATCTGTAAGTACCATAAGTAATAGCTCGCTTAGGAACTCTTGCATAAACACAGGAGTATCTGACCTACGTAAGTCTAAGCCCATTGCTTTTACTTTACCAGGTTTGCCGTCTGTGTCTGTTCTATATCCTTCGATATCTACAACTAGTGCTGCATAACGTTTTTTAGTAATGTACAGTCCACTTTCTGCAACAACTTCTCTTGCCGCTGCAATAACAGTTGCACGACTCTTCATACAATGGAACTGCCTAGCCATCATTTCAACAAATGTACTGTCAACTGCATCAGCTACTTGATCATATAGTTTAATAGCATTATCGGTGTTCCAAGGAATTTTACCAGACTCTATATCATCTTTAAGAGTAGGATATGCACTAAAATAAACAGAGTCAGTATCGCCATATATAACAGCATCGCCGGTGTGATCATATACTCCTGTAATAACTTTATTAGCTTCTGCACTCATGTGCTTAACAATTGTACGTCCTGTAAGTGTAGTTGACTGTCCAATACGTTTATCAAAGAATCTACAACCTGGATTAAGAATAGCACCATACAAACTGTTAAGCAAAATCTTCTTAACTAGTTGTCGCTTGTCCCAATACTCGATCTCGGCTGCGTTACCTGCATCCTTAGCTTTCTTTAGCTTTGCTTGTAGATCTTTACGTTCAGCATACCAACGCTTTAGGATACCTGGAATGACACCTTCAAACTCTGTAGTAAAGATAGTACCGTTTGCACTAAGCATCCACGGCATATTGCTATCGAAAACTAGTTTGTATATCTCTGCACCACTTAGAACGTCACTTCTGCCGTCTTCCCAATCGATAGTAAGCGAAATATCTTTGCGTTTTTCCATAACTGCTTCATATTCTTCAGTACAGAAGCGTCCTTCCCAACTAGCTGCAAAGCTTTTCTTCTTTAAAAACATATCAGTGTGTACGCGATCATCACTAATTACTGGACGTATTTGCCCCACAACAGTTTCTGGAGCCATGTTTAATGCACGAATCACTGAAGGATACAATGAATTTAAATCCATTGAAGCAATCCATTTGTGTAGCCCCTTCTTAGGAAAAGCAACATACGCTCCTGCTGCTTGTGTAGCTTCGTCGTCGCGTCTTTGTCGATTTGGTACTTGTAGGCCTCTATGATGTGCTTCGTTAACAATACCCTGCTCTGTAACAGCTACAGCGCCCATTGTAGTTTGGATCAGCACTGTGTTTTCGTGTGCAATAGTATTTGATAAGTCAATAAAGCGTAGCTTCTTGTCTAATTTGTCAAGTAGTGCAGTATCCTGAATGTTATATTCAATAAACTTTCGGAAGTCGTTGTTGTAAAGTGCATCAAGTGTTCCTTCATACGGAACTTTGTTCTCACCTACTTCAATCTCACCGATAGCATCTAGTCGATATGTGTGACGCTCCTCATACGTGTACTTACGATACAAGTTCAAACTATCCAAGTGTACACGACCAACTAGGTCAAACGTTTCACTTTCCTTGCCAAACTTTTCGTATGTTCTTTTCTTAGGCAGTTGTCCCCATAAGCAGAATCTACGTGTGTCATCTTTGCTTAGTACTCGAGCAGTCCTGTTCACAGTATACGGAATATCATATCCTTCACTGTTCCATCCACTTAGAATGTCACTGTCTTCGATTAGTGTCAAAAACGTATCAATCATGTCAGCTTCTTTTTCAAACAACATTACGTTGTCGATACCTTCAAGTTCTGCTCGTGCTTCGTCCATAGTAAGTGTCTTGGGCGGAACTGCTAAACATACCATTGTGTCAAGCCATTGTAAGTATACAGAGATACTTGTAATAGGCATAAACGGATCACTAGGATCAGCAAAACCTCTTTCTGGATCAAAGTCAGTCTCAATATCGAAAAACGCAATATTTAGTTTAGGCGCATCTTGATTAAGATAGTTTTCGCTTAAACATTGGAAGATTGGATTGATATCACTTTCAAAAAGTTTTTTATCTCTGTTAATAGCAACTTCTTTACGAAAGTCTTTTGTGCTTTTACAAACAATACGACTCAACGGATCGCCGTATACGCTTTTGTATTTGCCTCTAGGGTCTATATAATAAAATGTATATTTAGATTGATATTCTCGGTAAATTCTTTTACCATCTTTGCGCTCAACTGCACGAATAATATCGGCGTCTCTATCAAAGAATGCGTCTACGTAGCTCATTTATTCTCCTTGTTGCTTCTGGCCAACTAACCTTTATACCTGCTCTTAAAGTGAGCGAATCTGTGTGTTTATATATTATAGCACGAATAGTTGTATTAGAGCAAGACAATTCATTACTACAAACCAACTACATAATACAATTACAAATGCTGCTTGTCTAATTATTGCACTAACTACTCCTAATAGACTTCCTACTAAGTACATAGGAACAAATATTTTAGTTGCTGGATCTAAGATAGTAAAGGTTAGAACAGCACTTGCACTAATTAGTAATGCTGCTTCTATCATCTCACAATAGAAAGCTATAGGACTTGTCCTATAACTATTCTTAAAAAACTCTGTAATTTTACCAATCATACTATATTCTCTTTAATATATTTCATCATTTTCTTATTGTATCCAGCACGTTTAAATGCATCATAACATGCTTGTAACGAGTATGCAAAACTACGCGGCTTATGTTCCTTAAACGATAAACAACTGTTTAATACACTACCGTAATTACGATGTAATTGTGTTGCATCAAACCTAACAAGTTTAACAGCTTCGTCAGTATTAAACTTATAATACATTAAGGCGTCACCGTCTTTGATATTTAAAACATGCTTGTTGTTTTTGAATTTAAAAGCATTTGTTACAGGTCTTACCCATTTTGAAATATCATAGCTACCAGTAACTCCCATAACACTATCTGTAAATGCTGTATCTTCATAGAATGGATGTACTTGTGTAACAACTAACGGGTCTTCACAAAAAAATATAATGCCTGAATAATCTAATTGAAATATTTTATGTGGATTTGGCGGGTTAATTAGCTGACTTATAAAATCCCAATCATAATCTTCATTATGACATTTTGGGTCGTTGAAGTTTTTGCCAAAATCAATGTGTAAGTCTAAGGAAGATTTAACAGCAAATATATTTTTAAGTTCGTCTACCATAGCCGGACACTTAGCAGTTGTTGGACCAAAAAACTCAATTGGGTTTATTCTTTTTATTAATCTTTCAGGTTCGTAAACCTTTAGTTCGCTAACTAACGGCCAATCCGCATCCCCAATTCGCATTAATGGATTTGCCGCCCAATATACTGTTTTAGCCATAACTAGTATCTCCTATAACATATTCTCTTTAATAATTTTAACAATTTTTTTATGGTATCTTGCACGTTTAAATGCTTCATACCCTGCTATTAGTTTTGTTGGAACAAGCGGATTCTTCTTGTGAAATTTAAATGATACCATATGTTCTAAAACATCTTTATGTTCTTTTGCAAACGGACTAGCATCAAACCTAACAAGTTTTATCTTTTCATCTGTATTAAACTTTAAGTACATAATTGCATCATCAGTAGACATTGCAATACGTCTAGATCCATCTTTTAGTTTAAATGCAGGCTTTACAACTCTAAACCAACTACTAATATCAAATGTTGCGCTTAGGCCCATACAGTGTTCAGTAAATGTACTCTGTTCATAGTAAGGTGGCAATTGTGTCATTAATAATGGGTCTTCACAAAAGAACAAATAGGTAGGTTGTGCTAACTGTATAACTTTATCAGGACCAAACGGCCCAATATAATGTTGTAAGTATCCATCTTCGGACGGATACTTACTGTCAATATCACTAAAGTCCTCTGCAAATGTAACATCAATGTCAATTGGGGAATTTATCTTAAAAGTATTCTTACCTTCGTCAACAATTGCCGGACACATACCAGCGTTTGGGCCAAAGAATTCTTTAGGTTTAAGGCCTTTTAAGATACTTACCGGCTCAGCGTACCGTAATTCACTTACGCCTACGCCACTTTCTTCAGCCGGAAATGCTCCCCAATAAACAGTTTTCATTATTTGTCAATGCCAACTGTAGTAACTAGTGTTTCTAAGTCATCAAACGCATCGTAATGTTTGTCCCAGTCACGTTTTAGTGAAATCTTAATAGCTTTGTTAATAAGACTTGGCTTAATGTCAAGTTCTTCTGCCACTGCTTTAACAGTATCTTTAAGTCCACCTTGTAAATCTTCAATCTCTTGTAGTACTGTTACGCCTTCTTGAACTAGGCGCTCAAGTTTTGCCTTTTCTTCTGCACCGTAAGTACGATCGCTCATAAAAAAACTCCTATTTAATGTTATATTACTAGTTAAGTATACAGCATTAAACAGGAGTTGTCAAGTGTTTTTTTTTAGTTATTTAAATTTTGCAGCAACGCGATCTTTAAGTAATGCAGTGTAGTCTGTTTCAGTAACTGTCTTTGTTCTGTTCATTACGTTCTTTGTTGTTTTAGATTCTGCAAACTTCATATCATAGTCCATAGCGTGATATACACTTGATATATCATCTGCTGCTGTAGTAATCTTAGCTTGCTTCCAGCCTTCGATACCTTCTGCTTCGCTTACAGTCTTTAACATATCGTGCAATTTAATAGCATACTTTGCTAATTTATATAAATCGGCCCGTGCCATTTGCACTTCATGATCACGCTCTGCAGCATGAGCCAAGTCGCCTAATCCACTTTCTTTTATTGTTTTACTCATTTGTTTCTCCGAAATACGTTATTAATAGTATTTATCTTTTAACAGTGCCACCGCCCATTAAATTATTACCTATATCTAGTGCATTTTTAGCAGTGCCATCTTTGTTTTTCTTTTGTGGAGCAACAGGTGCACCGTTCTTTCTTTTAATTTTAGCATTAGCACTTGGAGGATTTGCAACTGCTGCAACATCTCCTGCACTTGTAGTTTCATCCATTTTGTTCTTAGCATGACAATCGCAATGTTTGCAATCAGGTCCACACTTACATTCTGTTACAGGCTTACCGCAACATGCATCTGGACACATTTCTACTTTTGCTTCTGTTATTTCAAATATTTTCATTTGTTTTTTCCTCGACTGGCTCTTGTATATGCTGTTTGATATCTTTAGCTGTGCGCTCAAACTTATGGTCTTTGTATTTAAATCCAATACCACCTGCTGCTTCCCAGGCATTAATGTTAACACCGTAGTCGTCAATTAATATGTTAGGTGTGCCGTCTTTTGCTGTAGCAAATTGTGGTTTATTGTGTGTAACATGTACTTCCTTAGGTGGGAAAAATGCTAGATTCTTTTCTACCCAGGTGCGCTTATGTTTTTCTGAATTAGGATCATCTGCTAAAGGACTAGTACATATACTATATTCGCCTCTAACTTGTTTAATTAAATTAAGTAAATTCTTTGCTTCAGGCAATATAGGTAAACGTAACCAAAAGTCGTCAGTGTCTCGTATCTTTTGTAATGCATCGTTAATATCGTGTTGTTTCCCAATGTCGGAAAAATGATCTACATCCATTAGTTTGGCCCATTCACCAAAAAAGTCTGCAAGTACTCCGTCCATGTCTACATATATTTCAGTAGCACTAGCAATCTCACCAACAGCTTCTGCTAAATCTAAACTTTCTGCAAGTCCCATATTAAATGTTGCTTCAGTGACTTTGCCGACTCGACTTTCATAATAATCCATGAGCATTTTTATAACAGTTGTATCGTTAACACCCCATTTACGTATTACATCGACAGTAACTTCAAGTCCGTCGTCTATATAAATATCAACTCCATCTTTGCCTGCTTGAAACGTATCTTGAACATATTTTTCATACTGTTTTGCCGATGCTTTTGCAGATGCAAACGATGGCAAACTTTCTTCTAACCCTATAAACGATTCAGTTGTTAATACGTCTTTAGCAGTTTTTTCAGCATCTGCGCCTTGTGGGTGTTTAGGATTAATGCCAACTACATCGCCGTTCATCAGTTCACTTACACTAGCACTACGTCCTACTTTATCTAATACTTGATGTAGTTTGTCTTGTGGATCGTAACCGTCTGTCTCGTAACCTTTTTTGCCACGCACTTCTATACGCTTCTTTGTTTTAGTATCCAGGATGTGTAATACATCAATTTCTTCGTCACGCTCTAATTTTAATTGGTAACCTTCACTAAGACCGAGATTAAACAATACGTTAGTGCTAGAACCTTTAACTTTTTTACTTAGTGTAGGCGGCTTACCGTCTTTGTCTACTGTATTGCCAAACTTAGCTGTTTGTATTTTAATTTCATTAGGCCCCACATCAGCAGTTGTGTTAACGCCTTTTACAATTCTACCATCTTCAAATAATTCACGTAGTTTCATTACTTACGCCCCCTAAATCCACCAGGCATATTTTGATTCATCATTTTAGGTTGACTGAACCATAGTTCAAACCATTCTTTATCACCTGGACGAATATTATCTTTGCGCATTTTACGTGCATTGGAATTAGCTGCATCGCTAATGTTCTCAAGCGTATACTCAGTATACCCTTTAAAGTCATTTACACCTGCAAGATGTTTTATGCGTTCGAGTTCATCCATTATTTTTTTCACACGAGCCTTTTTCGCCACGCTTTTTGCCACGTACTTTCTTGAAGCCTGGCCAGCACTTGTCGTACTCCTTGCTATTACCATGAGCTTCGGCTGCAACTGTATCGTTAACGCCCATACCTTGACGTACTGCTGCAAACATTTCGTCTGCTATGTCTTGATTAGGCACGCCTTGTTTAAATGATTCTAGATCATTTGCGGCTGCTGCTGCTCTCATTTTACTTGCGCTCATACCTTCAGCACCATCTGCATCTGGATCACGCTCGCCTGCACTTACTACACTAATTGATTTAAAGTTATATTCTTTACCGTTATAATCGTTTAATAATTTTTCAAATTGAGTAATACGGTCACTGCCTGCAACATAGATTAAATTATCATAACCTAGTGCGTCAATTTTTTGTAGTGCTTGTATAATAGTTTTAACTTCGGGATTACCAATTGTAACCTCTGGAAAGAAAAATTTAGCATAGCTAAGTTTATCTGCAAATGCTAATGGATCTGTTTTAGGCTTTTGTGATTGACTTAGAAATATATAAGGATCAGCACCTTGCGACTTTACAGCATCTACTAATTTAGCATGACCGATAGTAGGAGGATTCATACGTCCAAATGCCATTGCTGCGGTTCGTTCTGGTGCCTCAAATATTTCCCTCAGTTTCATTTATAATCACCCTTTTCGATTTGTTCCATTTCTTCACTGAAAACTCTATCAATGATTGCATGTCTATCTTGTTGAGTAAAAATCTCATCAGGTGATCTTGCTAAGTCATATGCTGCACAATAACGATTAATGCCTTTTTCTACCATAGAACTTAATAGTTTATGACGATCAACTTCTGCGCCATCTCTATGTTTATCAGCAACTTTACTCATTATTGGGAAGAATTCTTTACGATAAAATTGTGGATCGTTGCGCATCCATATACTTACATCGTCAACTAAGTCAAACCCTAATTCTAGATTATCTTTTTGTTCTATATTAGTTACTTCAAATATTTTCATTATATACTCTTTCCACGGTTTGCCAGGTAATACTTTAAAAACTTTTTATTATCTTTATGTATAGATGCAGCATCTGGACTAGATTTATAGATTTTCAACCAACCTTTGTAATGTGGATCATCAGCAAGAGTTTTCTCTTTTTTTGGTCCAAAAAGTTTATCCCATAGCCCTTCATCTAAATCTACAATTTTCATGTTATTCTCCTACAACATCTGCGTATGATGTTCCGTATGGATTAGATGCTATTAAAATGTTGTCAGGCTGCGGCAACGAGTCAATTGATTCTGCTTCCAAATTACCGTCACCTAATCCGTTTATCTTAGCTAACCGATCACCTAGATCTCTTATTAGTTCTGCTTCTGACTTTTTTACCATTTTCTGCAACTCCAATATCTTGCCTTATGTCTTGGTCCAGGATTATCGCAGTTATGTCTAGCTCTAAAAGAGCGTCTTGCTGCTGGATTGTTTTTACGAATCTTCATAGTCTTACCTTTAACACTGCTTCCGCCGTGTCCAAAGTTTACTTTAACTACATTGCCTTTAGGATTCTTTACATACACTTTAAACTTCTTAACATCACCTTGCATAGGCTTACCAAGTTTAACTGTACGACCTTGATATTCTGCTTCGTCGATAATGTCATCATCATTGTACCACATCTCGCCGTACTCGGCATAAAACTCATCATCATCGTCGAATGTAACTTCGTCTAGCTCTTCACCTTCAGTTGGAAATTCGATATCGAAGTCTTCGTGACCTTGCTCAAACATATAGTCTGCTAGATTTTGTGCATACTCGTCTGTTTCTTCGTTTGTTAATTGTCTAGGTAACGGAATTTGATATACACTGGCACCTTGTGCTGATTCGTATAATTCGCTGCCCGGAAAGATATTTTCATCTAAACTTTCGTTTAAACTATTATTTTTTTCCATTACTATGTATACAAAATGTTCCATGTTCATTCCTTAATGATTTAGTTGAATATTATTTACAGTGCCATCAGTATATACTACTTTTGATCTAATCCATACATAGTTGCCTGTAAAATTAGCTACTTTACTCGCTGTTTCTTGCGATGCTGTATATGTATGTACATCAAACCAGTCGCTATCAACAGGACTAATAGCAAGGGTGCCTTGTATAGTTATTGTTCCTGTTAATCCAGCGTAGCTGTATTGTACGGTGTGGAAGCCGTCACTACGTCCGTAGTAACCATCGCCTTTGAATTTCTCTCCAGTTACAGTCTCTGTAGTACTGTCTCCTGGGTGTGTATTTGCTGATAAAATTGTTTTACTGTTCATACAACTATTTATCATCGTCCAGCTTGTAAACTAATTTATCTATTCGAACAATCCTACTTAGAAATAAATTTAGAAGTTGTAATATCTTTTCATCTCGTACATAAAAATATAATCCGTTAGTGAACCCGCCTTGAGCGATAGTTGATAAACAAATTGGACCAGCTTTAACTTTATCTGTATTCTTTACAATCCAAGCTGCTAAATTACTATCACACCTATCACCTAAAGTAACTTTATATTCATACTCGGGAATAGTGTCAAGTAGTATAACATTTTTACCTAGCTTTGAAACATGGTCTTTATTTGGCTCAGAAAATTCATATGCTGATGCTATCTTTGTAGATAATGTTAATAACCAATCACGGTCATGTGAGTATACTTGCATACGAGGATTTGAAACTCTTAACTTATAATCTTCTTGTTTGTGAAATTCTGTATAAAGATTCTTAGCTTCAAAAAACGTACTATGTGAAACGGCCATCCTGCGATATTTAGATCCCCAAATAAGAGGCTCTCCAGTGTCATACTGTGCTTGCAAAACAGTGAGTTGTTCTTTAGCACTAGCTAAGTTTTTATCTCTAAATATATGCGACAGACTATTGTTTATGACGAGTCTATAAGGAAACTCGTCATAAAATAGTTTATTTGTCTCAGTTCTGAGTAACTGTTTCACTAGACGTTACTTTGAGTGCAATAGCATTTTCAACAACATCAATTGTTAAGTTACCACCGTCTTTTAGTTTTCCGAACAACAATTCTCTAGCCAACGGCATTTTAATTTCCTTATCAATTACTCGTTGTAATGGCCTTGCGCCCATCTTTGGGTCAAAACCTTTTTCTACTAAGTAGTCAAGAGTTTCGTCAGTAACTTTAATTGCAACACTCTTATCCTTAACTAAGTCTTTAAGTTCAACAAGGAACTTGCCAACAATTTTAAGCATAATTTCTTTACCAAGTCTGTTAAATGTAATAACAGCATCTAAACGATTGCGGAATTCTGGACTAAAGAATTTCTTTAGAGCCTTGTCTTCATATGAGTTTGATTCAAATTCGCTTCCAAAACCGATATTATTCTTTTCAGAATCTGCTGCTCCTAAATTAGTAGTAAGAATTAAGACACAATTACGTGCATCTGCTTCTTTACCATTAGACCCTGTAATCTTACCATTATCCATAATTTGTAGTAAGATTTGACTTACGTCTGGATGTGCCTTTTCAATTTCGTCAAGCAGAAGCACACAGTTTGGTGATTCTTGTAACTTAACAATTAATTGTCCTGCACTATCTTCGTGACCTACATAGCCTGGAGGGCTACCAATTAGTTTACTTACACTGTGCTTTTCTTGATATTCACTCATATCAAACCGTACCAGTTTAACACCTAAATTAGTTGCAAGTGCTTTAGCAGTTTCAGTTTTACCAGTACCAGTTGGTCCCATAAACACAAAACTACCAATAGGCTTGTCTGCTGCTTTAAGCCCTGCTTGTGCAACAAGAATTTTGTCAACAATTGATTCAACTGCATTATCTTGCCCGTATACTTGGCCTTTGATATTATGCTCAAGGTTAGCAAGATTCTCAGTTTCACGTTCACTTACTTGTTCTTCAGGCAAATTAACTGCTTTTGCAAGTTCAAATTGTATTTCATTTGAATCAACAATTTTGTCACCTATTACTTCTTTTAAGTTAAAGCGCGAACATGCTAAATCAAGCAAATCAATAGCTTTATCAGGAAGTTTTTTATCTGACTGATATTTTACTGAAAGTTTAATTGCTTCGTCGACAGCGTCTTCAGTAATAATAGTATTGTGATAGTCTTCGTAATATTTCTTAAGACCTAACAAAATTTCTTTAGTTACTTCCTCGGTAGGTTCGTCAATAGTTACACGCTGGAATCGACGCATTAACGCCCTATCCTTTTCAAAGTACTTGCGATACTCTTCCCAAGTAGTTGATGCAACAACTTTAATGTTGCCTTTACTCAATGCTGGCTTTAGCATGTTAGCAAGATCGTTAGCACTATTGCCGCCGCCTGCTCCTGCACCACTAATCATGTGTGCTTCGTCGATAAACATGATAGTTTTACCTTTTTTCTTTAAGGCAGACAATACAAGTTTAAAACGTTCTTCGAAATCGCCACGATACTTGCTTCCAGCAAGCATACTACCAATATCTAGATTATATACATTATAATCTTTTAAAAATTCAGGAACTGTGCCTTGTTCAATATTAAATGCAAGGCCTTCTGCAATAGCAGTTTTACCAACACCTGGGTCACCGACTAGTAATACATTATTTTTATTACGCCGACCAAGAGCAAGTGCAATCGAATCTAGTTCGTCATAGCGACCAATCACTGGGTCAATTGATTTCCTTTTAACTTCATCGTTTAGATTAGTTGTGAAATTCTTTAGTGCTTTTAATGCAGCGCCAGATGCTTCTTCTTCTTCCTCACCTGCATCAAGTTCTTCAGTTAAGTACGTTGCAAATTTGTCTTTAAGTATTCCGGCTTGCTCGCAAAAGTATGCAGCATGTGACTTTTTCTCACTAATAATACTAAGCATAACATCACTTAATTCAATATGGGTGCGGCCATTAAATAACGTTTGTGTAAATGCACGATTTAAACAACGTTCAACACTTTGTGTTTTCTTAGGCTTATGCTTATTTGTATCAATAGTAATATCTTCACATCCATTTTTTAAATGATGCTCTAAGTTTGACTTTAAATAATCTGGATCGGCACCAAACCCCTTAACTAACTCGTAGAAGTTTTCACTACACAGCATCGAGAATAGCAAGTGCTCTAGTGTAACATACTCGTGCTTTAATTTTTGAGCATCTTTGATTGCCTTATCAAATACTAACTGTAGATCTTTACTCGGTTCAACCATTTACGTGTTCCTTTATTAATTTTCTTTGTTTCTTCTTTGCCATTGACAATTTTAGCTTACTAACTCTATCAGTAAATTCAATACCATTAAGATGATCATATTCATGTAGGAAGCATCTAGCATCTATCCCACTTAACTCTATTATACACTCTTTTGCATCAATGTCAAGAAATTGTACTACTACTTTACTAGGTCTTTTAATAGATAAAATTAATCCTATGTGACTTAGGCACCCTTCTTTATTTTCTATTACTTCGTTACTAACTTCTATAATCTCAGGATTAATAACAGCAAACGGTTTAGTAATTTCTGCGTGTGCAGTTGGCCTCATTACAAATATTTGTGCATCTAGTCCAACTTGATTAGCTGCAAGACCTAAGCCATTTTTTGCCATCATTATTTGGCACATTTCACCCGAAGTTTGTTTAGCATCCATTGTTTTAAAATTAAAAGGCTGTACAACTTTTTTTAAAAATTTATTAGGTGAACTAAGTAATTTCATCTTTTATTTCCTTTATTTTTTGTAATATTATTTCATCGTCTATTATTGGAATTATTGCCTCAATTTTAACATGAACATTTCCTGTAACTCGTGTATTTACGTTAGGTACACCTGACCCTGATATGCTAAACACTGTTCCGCTCTTTGTTCCTTTAGGTATCTTTAAACTAAATTGTCTTCCTATCGGAGTAGTTATGTCTAATGAAGTTCCTAATATCAAATCAAACGCTGAAACTTTCTTTGTTGTAATAATATTATCGTTTTCTCGTGTCCATACTACATGCGGTTGGACCTTGATGTTAAGAATCAAATTACCTCTTTGTAGATGAGGCATACTGTTGTCGCCTTTTTCTGCAAATCGGACACTATCATTGTGTTTAATTCCCGGTGGCACTGCTGCATCGAGAGTTTCTGTTTGACCACTTGGTAGTCTATATTGTATATTAAATGTCTTTCCAGTAAATACTTCCTCAAACGATATCTTATACTCTATATTAACATCTCTATTGCGTGGTTGTCTACGAGTTTGTTGATGAAAATTAAACTGATTGAACATATCTTCAAAAGGATGTCGTTGCTGCCGTTGATTATATTGCGGCTGCGGATTATCGTACTGCTGTCTTTTAGTAGGATCTTTAAGAGTGCTATATGCTTCGTTAATTTGTTTGAAGGTTTCTTCGTTACCACCTCTGTCAGGATGGTGCTGCATACTTAATTTTTTGTATGCTTGTTTGAGATCTTTATCTGAAGCGTTTCTATTAACGCCTAGTGTAGAATAATAGTCCATGCAAGTATTTACCGCACAGACTATTACAGTTTATCAGTAGTGATTACTTCTTCTTTTTACTATATGCTTGCGCACCAAAGAACGCTGCAACAATACCAGCAACAGCGACAAAGTATGTCGGTGCCATTCCGCCTAGTGTTTTTGTAGCTTCACTCAATCCTAGTAACGATGTGACAACTACAGCAAATGGATATAGTAGCAATCCGAATAGTGCAAACCATGTCATATTGCGTTGTGCATCACGCATAGCATCCATGTCTTCTAGTTCTTTTCTGCGGAACTCAAGGTACATATTATGTTCTTCAGTAGATACTTTGCCGTCGCCGTTTGTATCTGCTGGATGAAGTGCGCTGCTAGTTGCCATAGATGTCGTCGCTGACGCAACGACTGGTGTACTTACAGGTGCCGGAGCTGATGTTTCAGCCGCCGGAGCTGCTGCCGGAGCTGCACTTTTTAATTCAGTTGGCTTTTTTCTTGGCATTTTTCTTTCCCTCTAGTTTTGCAAGACGAGATTCTAACTCATCTATCTTTTTAGTTACATGTGGATATTTTTTACGCCATGCATCGGTTGGTTGCTCGAACCATGTCAACCCCCATCTTACAACTAAGAAGTCTAAGAATTGATCTAGTTTAGCATAGCACCAAAGCCCTGCTCTTGTATCTTTGAAATAAGCTAGAAATGCAGCACCAGCTAGTGCGCCAAGTATACTTGTGTATATCCACAAAGTATCGCCCGTTAGTCGTTCAATTAAATCCCACATAATAAACCCTTTTTTATTTTACTATGTGTATTTATTAATCTAGTGGAGGAGTTTCCGGCTTAACAGCTTCTTCATAATAAACAATGACTTGTTTTTGCTGTTCAATGTAACGTTTTAGTTCTGCAAAGTTTAAACTAAGGTTTTCATAATCTTTAACTGAAATAGCAATGTATGCAAGTTCGCCATTCTTTGCTGTAAACTTTTCGACAAACTCGTCATAGTTTTCTGCTGTAACAACATAGATCTTAATGTCATTGATCTGCGCACCCTTGGGCCGAGCAACAATTGGTACAGTTGTTTTTACAGTATTAGTTACTGTTACTATCTGTGGTTCCTGCCTCAGGCTGCTGCACCCCATTAGGGTCAGTAATGCCGCGGAGATCATCCCATAAGTTATCAGTCGCATTTTGCATCCTCAATTCAATTCGCCCTGGCTTCTTTTGTGCCAACGCTGTTAAGTTGTGTTTTTGCAGAGTAGCGCGAAGTTCATCTCCGTACTGCTCTGCTTTTTGTAGTTCTTGTTGTAGTTGAACACTTAGTTCGGCATTACGAATTGCATCGTTTTGTAAAGTAGCAATACTAGATTCGCTAATTTGTACTGCTGTTTCTAACTTTGCATTATTTGCATTTAAGATTGCAATACGTTCTTGTGTATCATTATAATACCAATAAAACACGCCGCACAGGACTAACATCATCGCTGCTGAAACAAATGCTAATTTTAATCCCATATTATTCTCCGAACATCATAGCAAGACTTTTTGGACCCATAATACCATCTGGTGTTAGTCCGTTTTCTTCTTGCCATGCTTTAATGTGTGCTTCTGTACCTTTACCAAATACTCCATCAGCACCAATTTCTAATTCTTCTTGTACTGCTTTAACAGTCGGTCCTCTTGAACCTACACGAATAGTTTCATATACTATCTTGCCAGGCTCCCAATGTCCGCCCATTACTTCCATAGCATGTTCGTAATGTTTCTTACGATCTTCTAATCCAATGTATCCACCGTTAATGCGTTTTGTTGCACCTTTAATATCACGACTGTCACAATATTTGTTTAAGTTGTTTGTATCCCAGAACCAACATGCTGAGTCTAGTGCGCCTTTCTTAGTGCGTACATAGTCTACTGCTTCTTCTGGAGACATTTCCATTTCTTTTGCAAATTCTGTATAGTTGTAACGTCCAGTTAATTGAAGTATACCACCGCCACGGAAACGCCAACCATCGCCGCTATCGGTATCGCCATTGTCCATTCGTCCAGCGTAAATAACATTCGCAATTTTGCGAGGCTGTCTATGATATTCTTGCGCATCTCTACCTGCCCTTTTAAAGTATTTGCCAAATAATGAATCAAGTGCTTTTGCACTATAGTTTAAATTTTCTGATAGTACTTTAAAGTTAGCTGATTCGTGTCCACACTGTGCAATAAACATTGCAACACGTTCTGGTGTGTTCATTTCCCATAGTGGAAGTATTTCACACATTGCATCGTACCAGTCTTCTGCTTCTTCGTTTCCTCGAAGCATTTCAATTACCATTTCTTCGGTAAAGTCGAATTCAAAATCTTCTGCTGACATTTTTTATCCTTTATAATATGATTCGTTTTAGTACTAAAGTAGTGTCTTTATTTTCAAATACAAGTTTGTCTCCGTATTTGCATATATTGTAATCTCCAACATATTTAGTAAGAAAGATTATTTCAGGGTATGAATTTGTTACATCAATTGACTCGGTAATATTGTTAATAGTTTTAGCAGTTTTGCCAAAGTCTATAAATTCAAATACTAGTTTATTAGCATATGGCTTCTTAATAGATAATACGTTGTCTTCCATAACAATCTCGTCTACATAGCTATTGCTAAAGAAATTCTTATAGTTATTAAGATTATTTTCTGACACAGTTATTCCATAACTGTCGGGATCAGTTGGCACTTGCATATCTAAATTTTCGATAGATAACTCTTTACTTTTGAACCCTTTATAATAACGGAATTTAAATTTATCAACGTGTGCTAGTTTTTGCACTCCGTCAGCTATTTCCATAATATTTTCATTTGACTGTCTATTTCTTTCAAGTTCAACAAAAACTCTATAGTTGCCGTCACTTTGTTCTCCAGCAGTTATATCTGCATCAAGAATAAATGAATACCCGCCTTCTAAAAATCTTACTAGATCGTCTCCCGGCTCTTTATGTTTAACTGTAAAACTAAGAGTAACAATATTTTTGTCATCTCCCATCTTAGATGCATACGCATCTATTTCAAAAATATGATATACTAAGTCTTTTAAGTCGCCGTTTCTAAGTCCCATTATACTGCTCCTGCTAACGGATCAGCAGCTGGTACATCCATTGCTGCTGTATCAGCACTTTGCATTTCTTCTTGTGCAGTTATACTATCTAAGTCTTCAACTTTGTTACTACCGCTGTATATATCTGCAATTAATTTCTTAGGCATTTGTATTTTAACTAACCATATTGGTTCACGGTCAAGTTTGCCTTTTTTGGATCCCGGACGTATATCATCAGGTGTACGAATTGTACGTGGCTTAATTACATAGTCCTTGCCCATAGATACTTTACAGTCGTAATCTAATAAACGTTGTCCGCCCATTGGATCTGGCATTTTATGTCGATCCCACATAAAGCTACATGTAACCCAATGCCGGTCAATAGTTGGTCCTTCTGCTAGTTCGCCGTCCTGCCAATTAGCATAAACGTAAACGTCTAACTCGTCAAGTACTCTTTCAAAATCTTTTAATACCTGGAATGAAGTATTACTATCGTAGATGCCTTCAATATTTTTTACAATGTCATAGATGTCTTGCATGGGTTATCCTATTTTACTTTATATACTTATTTATCATGGTTTGGTGGTTATAAGAACATTTTATCTTGATATCCAAATGCTAAATATATTTGTAGGGCAAGAAGCTTTACTAAAAGCAAACTGTCTTACTCCATTACTCACAGGAGGACAATTAATGGGTGCAAAGCGCAAAGTCGCTGCTAAGTCAAAGCAGCACAAGAATAATAATTACGATAACGTAATTAACATCAAGGGTGCAGGTAAGCCTGTCCAAAAAAAGACTCAAGTCACAATACTTCCACGTAATAGAAATCAAGAACAGTATGTACTTACACTGTTAGACCCTAAGAAAGATATAGTCTTTGGCGTAGGGCCGGCAGGAACAGGCAAAACTCTGTTAGCTGTACAAGTTGCTGTTAAACTATTTAAAGAAGGCCAGGTTGATAAGATTGTTGTTACACGCCCGGCAGTTAGTGCTGACGAAGACTTAGGGTTTTTACCAGGGACGCTAGAAGAAAAAATGGCGCCATGGACAAGGCCTATATTTGATGTACTTAGAGAATACTTTCACGCTAAAGAAATAGAAGGAATGATCGAAGAAGGCGTAATTGAAATATCACCATTAGCATATATGCGCGGCAGAACTTTTAAAGACGCATATATTATTGCAGACGAAATGCAAAACGCAACCCCTAATCAAATGAAAATGTTATTAACTCGTTTGGGAACAGGGTCAATGATGGCAGTAACAGGAGATCTTCACCAAGCTGACAGACTCAAAAATAATGGACTATCAGATTTTACTGAATTGTTAAAATCAAGTAATTCAGATACATTATCTGTAGTAGAGTTTGAACTTAGTGATATTGAGAGACACGCCGCAGTGGCAGAAGTTTTAAGAGTATACGGAGACGAATAAGCTTTAAAATTAAAGGGGGCGCAATGTCCCCTTTAACATTTCAACTAAGTATTCATTCTTAGTATAAACATAGTCCCAACTATAACCTTTTATTGGCGGCTTACCATTATTATCGTAAAATGTGTGTCTAATATAATATTCTTCTAACCAGACACGCTTCTTACTGCCAGACCAAATAGGCAACCAAGCAAACTTCTTTTCATACTGATGTTGATCAGTAAGACCTTTGCCATAGTAGCCATGGCCCATCATCTTATACAGCCATAGGCGCTTTAATACTAAGCATAGGATCATAGTCTAAGAGCGTGTATGCGCTTGTCTTAGTAGCCAGTAGTTCGTCTAGTGTTGCAAACTTAGGCATTAATAATGTAGGGCCTTTTACAGGCTTACGTGCAAGTTGTTCTTTAACTTGATCCATATGATTGCTATAGATATGACAATCTCCACCTGTCCATACAAAGTCTCCTACTTCTAGATTACAAATCTGTGCTAACATATGCGTTAGTAAACTATAGCTTGCAATATTAAACGGAACCCCTAAGAACATGTCAGCACTACGTTGGTATAGCTGACAACTTAGTTTACCATTTATAACTCTAAATTGACTCATAGTATGACATGGTGGTAGTGCCATGTCTGGAACTTCGGCAA